CTAATCGAAATAGACGTCTACCCCGACGCAAAGCTGTTCTCTTACACGCGCTCGATCCCGATAGGCGGCCGACGCTATATCAAGGTCTGGTTCGGCTGGACGAAGAAGGTTCCGCCGAACCGGTATAGCCTGAAATTCGTGCCTTTCAGCCTGTCGTCCTGGTAGGGCAACACCCGTTGCGTTTGTCGCCTCTGTCCGGTATTGTCGCCCTCAATACCAGACGGAGGCTACGCCATGTCGAAATTCCCGAAAACCGTGTCCGGCAGGACGACTATCGCGGCTGATGTCGCAAATGGCGGCACGCTGACGATCGCCTATCCGTCCGGCACGACGCGTGCCGATTGGGCGGCGATCGATCCGGCCTCGCTGCAGGTCAATATCGGCGGCCAGGATACCTACAAGAACGCACAGGTTTCCGTAGCGCTCGGCACCAGCATGGTCATCACCAACAGTTCGGGTGTCACTTGGAAGGCAGGCCAGCGCATCATCGTGTCGGCCAAGCAGCCTTTCCTTGAGCTCGTCGGCCTTCCGCAGTCTGGTTATGACGCCCTGCCGACCAAGGACAACAACACGGTTTACGTGACGACGAGCGGCTGACATGGCGGTTTATCTTCGCGGCAACGCGGTTTCGGCCGTCAAGAAGGGCTCGCAGAGTGGAGTAGCTTACCTACGAGGAAGTGGCCTGCCGACGCCAGTTCTGCCGACGGCCTTTCTGCTAGAAGGTTTCAACAGTCTCACCGGTATCGCTTTTGAGAGCGCTCCGACCGGCCAGGCTTTATCCCTCGACACCACCAGCATGGTCGAAGGCGCGGGCTGTCTGTCCTTTGACCCCAACGGTTTGGCCGGTGCCACGAATGCCCGCAAGAACAACGTGCCGATCGATTTCGATACAGTCGGCGTCATTTGCTACACCGTGAAGTTCGATGACGACTATGATTACCAGAGCAATTCCGGCACAACCATGTCATTCCGTCCCGCAGCGGGCGGCACCTTTCTCGGCATTTCCGGCATAAGTGGGATGACCAACCTTGCTTCCGGCGCCCCGACACAGGTGGGCCGTGTTTGGCAGGCGTTCCACCCGTCGGAGATCGCCGGCCTTGTAGCTCTAGGTTCGGGTAATAAGGAAATCCGTGTGGGGGTGAGCCTTGCGGCCCCGTATGTCTCCGGCGGCAAGGTCGATTGCCTTCTCGGTAACGCTGCTAACATCCCTACGTTCGTCTTCACCTATGACGATGCGAGGCCCGGTCAGTACGACAACGCTTTTCCTTTGCATCAGTCGTACGACATCCCAATGACCTTCTATCTCCCCACGGGGGTAATTGGTCAGGCCAACCGGTTAACCGTGCCGCAGTGCCAGACGCTCCAGGCGTGGAAAGGGAACGACCCGGAGAAGGGCGCGTTGATCGCCCTCGACGCCACCCCCGACGACCAGATAATCACAACCAAGGGGACGGTCGCCGCCGCACTCGATCTCCTAACCAACGCCATGACCGGTTCGCGCAAGTGGCTCATCGACAACGGGCTCGATAGCGTCGGTCGCGATTTCCTTTGCTATCCGAACGGCGTTCATCACGCTGACGGGGCGAAGATCCAAAAAACCGATCTGGTCACGAATGGCACGAATGTCGTGACGATGGGCTCGACAACCTCGATCGTAGCCGGAATGCGCCTCATCACGTTTGCAGGCGCCCGCAATCTCACGGTCCTGAGTGTCGACAGCGGCACGCAAGTCACGCTGAGTGGCACGATCCCTGCCGGCGTAACCATAGGCGCCTTCGTCAATGCGACGGGCGAGTTCCACGGACTGAAGTTAACTGACGCGCTTGAAGGGGCGGGTTTCAAGATGGGCCGCGGGACCTACTCGGATTTGTCGAATGGAAATCTAAAAGTCTCAACGTTCTACACTCGATACGGTATGGGCAAGGCAAAGATGTTCCATCCGGCGCAGGGTTTGACCAGCGCAGTGTGGGACACCAACCCTGGCAAGGACGTCAAGTCGCTGATCGATTACACAGTCCTGACCGGCGCAACCCTGGTTTTCTACATTCACGACGTTTTCTCCGGCGCAACCGGCATTAACACGGACACGGCTTTGCTTACACAAATGCTAGCCGCAGTTCGCTCGTATATGAACATGGGCCAGGCCACGGCGCTTACGGCCTACGGCTTATGGAAACGCGATATTCAAACCCCGGCCGTGCCTCTGTCGTAGTCACCGCAAGGGCCGTCAGTCCTTGCGATAGCGCTTGCCCCGCCAACCCGAAGCGGTCAACGGCAAGCCGGCCGCCCACGCCGGGAGCTCGCAAATAAGCGCCTCGAATTCGGCCACGTCGCCGAAGCCGCGCGGCACTTCCGTCAGGATCTCGTCATGCACATGGCCGATGACCGGATAGCCGGCCGCTTCGGCCTTCTTGATCCCGTTCGCCAGCAGATCGCGGGCGATGGCCTGAACAATGTTCTCGAATGCGAGGCCGCCGTATAGCGCAAAACGCTCCCACTTCTTCGTGACCGAGTTGACGCCGAGCGCGGTCACGGCGGATTTCGCCATGTTCAGCGCGCCGTCCTTGTCGCGCATGATGGCGACCGCGCCGCGCTTCTCGGCGAGCTGCGCTTCGTCTAGCGCCATCGTCTCGGAGGCTTCCGACCAGGAACCATCCTCCTGTTTGATCTTCACCCATACCTGGCGCTTCAGCTTCGGCGATCCGTAAGCCAGGCAACGGCCGGATGGCAGGCGGCACCACAGAAAACTGCGGGCGACGAGATATTCGACCTTAAGGCACTTTATGACCGCGCCCGGCCGCTCTACTGCAGCACGCGCCGCGTCCTCCAGCGCCGACCAACTGGCCGAAATCGCGGGGTGCTTCTCGCGCCAGCCGATCTTGACGATTTCGGCTGCAAGGAATTCCTCACGGTTCAAAAGCTTCGTGATCGGCTCTTTCCGATCGCAGGCGTTCTTGTAGCGTTTGAGCGCTTTGTCCTTGCGCTCCGGTGTCGACGCTTCCCATACGATCGGGTAAATCGGCGCCAGCTTGAGCGAGTAGTTCCGGGCCATCGATCGGAACGCGCCCGGCCCGCCCTGATACTGCAGCGACAATTCGGAAACCTTGCCGACCTGGCGGCGCGTGTCGCTTTTCGGAATATCGTCGGTCGTCGTGTTGAAAATGCCGGCGGCCGCGACGCGGTATAGATCCGGCATCTTCTTGCCCTGCTCGCTCTGGAGCAAGTGCAGATAGTCGACCTTCCATTCCTCGTCAGCGAACCACGCAGCGACGGCCCCTTCGATGCCCGAATAGTCGGCCACTAGCAGATCGTGGCCGGGCGCAGCCCACAGAAAGCCGCGGATCGCATCGGACAGCAGCCAGAGCGTCTTGCCGAGCTCGTCGCCGTACATGAACTTCAGCAGCTCCGGATCTTCGAACCGGATGAAGTCGAACAGCACGTCGAGACGGATATCGGCGTCTCCGAATTCCTTGCGCGGGCGCGGCAGATTGTGCAGCTGCGCGCCGACGGACGACCAGCGGCCAGTGCCGGCGGCGCAATAGAGGAAAGCGCCACGGATACGGCCGTCAGCGCCTGCGCGCTGCATGAAGGCCGTCAGCTTGGCGACGGACGTCTTGGCGGCCTCCTGGCGTATCAGGATGGCCTTGCGGACATGCGCCGGCAGATCCTCATATTCGAGCAGTTCTTCGATCTCGGCCTTCGCCGCGGACGCCATGTCGACGCCCTGGTTCTTCACCCATTCGACCAGCTTGCCCGGTTCGGAGCACTTCTTGACGAAACCGTTCGTCGCCTCGCGCATGGCGGCGTCCAGCAGACGCTTCGCCTTCTCGGCCAGATTGATCGCGGCAAGGGCCGACGTGCGATCGATGCGGATGCCCCGATCGTTCACCCTTTGATCGATAATCCACAGGTCTTGTTCATAATCTGATAACGGCACCATGCGGCGGTCTGCGTCGGCTTCCGTCTCGACGTCGACGTCGCAATAGTCATGGAAGCGCTCGAAATCCTCCGGATGGTCTTCCGGCTCGTTCCAATACAGGCCGTTCGGGTCTTCGTCCTTGCGGGGTTTGCGCGGAATGGAGAACTTGCGGATCAGGCGGGTGCCTTCCTTGTCCTTTTGGACCGGCAGATCGAGCGCGGCGCCGAGCCCGTCCAGCGAACGCGGCAGTGCCATCGCAGCGGCCGTTGCGGCCGTGCAGCGGCATTGCTCGGTGCGCAGCTTCGGCCAGCCATATTTGGGCGTCAGGATACACTGCCACAGCAACCGTTCGAACTGGTTGTTGTGGGCGCTGACCGTGTCGCCGGCTTCGACGTGCTCGACGATATCGCGGGGGCACGGTTCGCCCGGCCGCCAGCGGCGCGTAGGGCCGCCGTTGATCTTGTAGGACGCCATCAGCGGTTTGGTATGAGGCGAGGCCATATAGATGTAGACGCCGAACTTCTTGATATCGACGTCAGAACGGGACTCAAAGTCTATTTCGAGCCCGCTCACGCGAAGATCGCCCACAAGGCACCGCCCCACGCGAGGGCCAGAAACAGGGTGACTATTATCCAAGCTTTTCCGCGATAGGTCATGTCGATTGTCCTTGCTTGTCGGTCGTTAAAAAATACATTTAGTCGAAAATGCTGCCGGTTTCGGTCAGCTGAAGATGTCGATCGGCGTCGATCGCTTGCGTTTCGAGATAGGCTTCAATGAAGACGCGCGCCGCTTCGGCATTGATTGCATTGCCGTAGCCGCGCAGTCGTCCCACGCGGGCGGGAGCCCCATTAGCCAGCGGGAATGTGCCGGGTTCAACTGGCCGCCAGCGCTCATCCCGGCAGAAGAGCCAGTCAGCGTCTCGCCAGAAGCCGTTCGTCGGGTAGGGCCTACTGTCTTTGCCATGACCTGTAGGGACGTTATTTCCTTGCGTCCGCCACCCATTCGCGCTTTCATCGCCAAGTGGGCTTCTACTGACTTGTTGTCGTCGTTCGCTACCGGCGTCGGCCATCCGGCTAGCCCCTGCGCTGTCTGCGCGAGATTGCTGCACTTGTTCTTGCGTGTAAGTCGGTTCTCCGCGTACTTCTGCGCGTTGCCCGCGCCAATGCGGCTCATATTGTCGTCCGCAACCTGAGGGGTCGGCCATCCCGCCAGGTCTACCGCTCCCGGCAGCTTCAAAACCGGCTTGTCGTGATCTCCCCGGCTGTAAGCGTATTTGCTTCCTGTCGCATCGTTCACCGTTGTTGTGGGCCACCCAATAGAGGCGCTGGCGGATATGGGGCGCACCGACGCCCGCAGAGCAGGTATCGACCGCCCCGCTGGTGTAGCGCGCTCCTTCCAGGTCAGCTTGTACAAGG